TGAACAAAGGGATCGCTGTCGTCACCGGCGCGTCTTCTGGCTTGGGCAAGGCCATCCAAGAGGCGATCCGCGCCAACTACATCGTCTTCGATTGGTCGCTAGAAACCGGCGTAAATGTCACCGACGCCGCGTCTATTCAAGAAGCCGCAACGAAGCTTCCTAAGAAGATCGACCTGCTGATAAATTGCGCGGGAGTGAATTACATTGAATTCCTTCCGGAACTGCAAGAGGCAGATTGGGACCGCGTCATTGACACGAACCTCAAGTCCATCTTCCTCGTCAGCAAGGCGCTGCTGGAGCGCCTTCGCGGCGGGACGATTGTCAATATCGTCAGCAATGCGTCTCACATGCCGATGACATCGTCTTTGGCTTACAATGCCAGCAAAGGTGGTGCCGCCATCGCGACGCGCCAAATGGCTCGCGAGCTGAACAAAACCCATGGCATAACCGTGTTCGGAATTTCGCCGAACAAGCTCAAAAACACCGGCATGTCCGACTATGTCGACAACCGCGTCTTGGAGTTGCGCGGCTGGACAAAAGAACAAGCTTTGGCCAATCAATTGGCAGCCTTGCCGGCAGGGGAAGAAACCGACCCCGGGACCTGCGCCGAATTTATCGCATTCCTTCTTTCGAACCGCCGCCGTCACGTGTTTTTGAACGGCTGCGACATCCCTTACGGAGCCTAAAATGCTTTTGAATCACATCGCCTATTACGCCGCCGATCAAGATTGCGCTGACCGCATCGTTCGCTTTTTCGGCCTCGAGCGGGAACACTGGGTAACCGATTACGTGACTGCGGACATCTGGTCCAATTACGACGGAATCGAAAGGTCCGGTGTTTTGAAAATGAAGTTGATGTTCAATTATACTTTCGGTTCTGAGGTCGAAATCATTCAAATAACGGAAGGCGCTCGGCTTCACATGCACTGGCCAGACATTCAGGCTGGCAAGACCTGCATCTTCAGCCATCACGGTATCAAATTGGAAGATGATGAAGACTTTCCGTCGGAACGCGCGAGCGTCATTCAGGAAGTAAAAACGACGCACCACACCAACCCTTACCTGCAAGAAAAGCGCCGTCTTTATCATTACAAGTACTACAACACGCAACCGCTTTTCGGCGACAGCATCGAATACATCAAGAGGATTGAAAATGCCTATTGATATCATCGCCGAGCGCGGAAAGGTTTACGGCAACGCCTATGAGCTTTCGGGCGCGGCCACGTCAAAGCTTTTCCCGGACGGCTTGCGGCTTGAAACGCCGGACGATCATATACGGTTTCACCTGCTCCGAATGATCGTCGCCAAGTTGGCGCGTTACGCGAACAAATTCAAGTCCGGAGGTCACGAAGACTCACTCGTTGACATCGCCGGTTACGCCGAAATGCTACGTCAATATGACGCGAGGGAAAAAGAATGATCATCGGGGCGGAAATTTCGACAAGCGCAGTCACAATTTTCAATCAAACGGTCTTGCGGCCTAAAACCGTGGACCCGTCCGATTGGATTGATTTTTGGAGAGAGGTCGCCTTGGTTGCCGAAGAAGAAAATTTCGGAAAGACCCGAAAGGCTTTCATTTGTGACGAGTGCCAATCTGAGGTTTTCTGATGCGAGCACTCATATTCGACACGGAAACCACCGGCCTGATTGAGAACTCCTCAATCCCCTTGGAAAAACAGCCGCACGTCATAGAATTCTATGGCTGCGTCGCAGACCTGACGACCGGGGAGATCGGCGAAGAAATCAATCAATTGATCAAAGCGCCGGTTTCCGTGAGCGCCGAAATAACTCGCATAACCGGCCTGACAGCCGAAGACCTCAAAGATTCGCCGCCTTTCGAGGACGTCGCTCCGGCGATAAAAGAAATTATCGAAACGGCTCCTGTCATCATCGCTCACAACTTGAGCTTTGATAAAGAGATGATAGACTTAGAGTTTCAAAGGCTAGGCAAGAAAATAAAATGGCCGGACAGGCTAATTTGCACAGTAGAGGCGACGATTCACATCAAAGGCCATCGGTTTAATTTGAAAAGGCTTCACACCGAACTCTTCGGCGTTGCCTTCGCCGACGCCCACCGGGCTAAGAATGACGTAATGGCGCTTCTCAGCTGTTGCATTGAGCTCTACAAACGCGGCGAGATCTGAATGCGCATAAGAACGGGCTATTCTTTCAAGTCGGCGGCGGGACACCTTCCGGACGTGATGGCTCGCGTCAAAAGCCTAGGTTGGGGCGTGGCGCCAATTTCCGACCGAATGAGTACTTTCGGATTCACGCGCTGGACGAAATTGTGCAAAGCTGAAGGCTTGCGTCCGATTTACGGCGTGGAAATCCCTTGCGTCGTGGAGTTGGGCGAAAAACACCCCATCACCGACAACTGGACATTCTTCGCGATGGACAGCTTGCGTTTCATTCACGAATTGGTGGGCGCTGCCACTGGAAATCCCGGCAAAGACCCCGTCTTGACTTATGCCCAAGCACTTGCGGCTCGCGGTGTGGTAGCGGTGGCCGGGGAGCGCCTTCTCGTGGACGCCCTACCACCGGTGCTCCCGGGGACGTTTTTCCTGTCCTTGGCGCCCTCTACGCCCAAGGGCTTGATCCGCCGCGCAGTGGCCCGGAACCTGCCATTCCTTGCCACCAGCGACAATTACTACACCGAGGAAGAAGACCTCGAATTTTACCGCGTGACGCTGGGCGCTCGCTCCAGCACTCAAACTTACCCGCGTCACATAATGACGGACGAAGAATTGCGGTCTTGGCTCGTGCGTAACGAAGTCCCGCCGAACTTGATCGATCAAGCGTTCGCCAATCGCTCATGGGCCATGGACCGCTGTCACGCGACGCAAAAAATCGCCAAGCTGTACAAGCCGCATAAGGAAGTTTCACTTTTTGAAATGTGTCAAGCCGGAGCCGTCAAAAAAGGCGTAAATCTGCAAGACCCAGTTTATGCCGAGCGACTCACGCATGAGCTTGAGATAATCAAAAATAAGGACTTTGAAGACTATTTTTATATCCTCGCCGACTTGGTGAATTTTGCTAAGCAACGCATGGTCGTCGGCCCGGCACGCGGCTCGTCTTCGGGGTCTTTGGTTTGTTATTTGCTGAACATCACCGCGATTGACCCGATTCCTTACGGACTGCTGTTTTCCCGATTCATTGACCCGAACCGAATGGACCTGCCTGACATCGATGTCGACTTCTCCGACGTCCGCCGGCATTTGGTGTTCGAGTACGCCGAAAAGAAATTTGGCAAGGACCGCGTCGCTCGCCTCGGGTCCGTCGGGCTTTTCAAATCCAAGTCCGCCCTCCGGCAAGCTGGCATTTCGCTGCGCATACCGCAGTGGCGCTTGGACAAGCTGTCAGACTCCATCATCGAGCGATCTTCCGGCGACAGCCGTGCGATGAACTCGCTGGAAGACACGCTTTTGACAACCGACGCCGGTAGGGCCATCGCAAAAGAGCATCCCGAGTTGATGGTCGTTGTCAAGATGGAAGGCCACCCGTCTTTGAGCAGTCAACACGCCGCTGGTTTGTTGCTGACGGAAGAGCCCATGGCGGAATACGTGGCCGTCAATTCTCACACACACGCCGCTTGGTGCGACAAGAAGGACGCCGAAGTCCTGAATTTGCTAAAGGTGGACGCGCTGGGGCTAGTGCAGCTGTCAATCTTTGAGCGTTGCCTCGAGCTGATGGGCGAAAAACAAACTAGCGAATTCCTTGAGCGCATCCCGCTCGACGACCCCAAGGCTTTTGACGTCCTCAACAAATGGCACTTTAGCGGAATCTTTCAATTCACCGGCGTTGCGCTGCGGTCGTTGGCGACGCAGATTAAATTCAGCAAACTCGACGATTTGATTGCCATGACGGCGCTGGCTCGTCCTGGACCGCTGGCCTCGGGCGGTTCGACATCTTGGATCAAACGCCGCATGGGACAAGAGGAAGTCCCACCGTCCATTCACCCCACTCTTGGTAAGATGACGGAAGAAACGTACGGCGTCGTGATGTACCAAGAAACGGTTATGTACATCGCCAAGGAAATAGGCCGTTTCACTTGGGGCGAAACGAATCAAATTCGCAAGCTCATGTCCAATCGGCAGGGCAACGAGGCCTTCGGCAAGTTTGAGCAAAAGTTCGTCGACGGCGCAGTGCAAGACGGCATGAGTCCCCAAGACGCATTGGCCCTTTGGAAACAGATTGACAAGATGGGTTCTTGGGCTTTCAACAAAGCTCACGCCGTGGCTTATGGCATCGTCAGCTACTGGTGTTGCTGGTTGAAGGCGAATTACCCGTTGGAGTTCGCCGCCGCAACGTTGGACGCCGAAGCCGATCCGGCCAAGCAGCTGGCCTTCTTGCGAGAGCTAGACAAGGAAGGCATCACCTACACGCCAGTCGACCCGGACCACTCAACTCACAAGTGGGAGGTCGCCGACAAAGGGAATCAGAAGGTCCTGGTCGGGCCGTTGACTGCTATCAAAGGCGTTGGCTCCGCCAAGGTCAACGAGGTGATCGCTGCCCGCAATGGCGGCAGAGAGCTGAGGCCGGCACTCCGCAAGCAGCTGGAAACGGCCAAAACGGAAATTGACTCGCTGACACCTATCGCCGACAGGATCAAAGAAATTCACCCGGACCTGACAGAAATCAACATTTTCAGCAAGCCAATGGCGATCAAGGACGTTCGTCCCGGCGTAAGGGGCGACGTCATGATTTTCGCCTTGGCTAAGAAAATTGCGCCTCGGGATGAAAACGAAGCAATTAACATACAAAAGCGCAACGGCAAGATCTTGACTGGCCCGACGCAAAGTTTGAACACGTTCTTCACGGATGACACGGACGAAATTTTCTGTAAGATTGACCGTTTTGCTTATGAGCGGCTCGGCCGCAAGATCGTTGAGCAAGGCAAAAGCGGCAAAAGTCTTTATGCGATCAAAGGAACGATCCCGCCAAACTTCCGAATG